CTCCAGATGTGCAAGGAAGGACAGCAGACAGTCAATATAGGCTTCAACATAGCAGACTTAAAGACTATACCTGTTAAGAGTACAGTCATTGATGTACCCAATAACAGTCAACAGTCAGCTACTAATAGCATAACTATATGATACATAAGCACTTATATACATGCATGTACTTAACATAACTATTATTATAATGCATTGCATTGTTCAGGGGTACGGCATACGGCATCACCCCCCAGGCCACCCGTCACTATGAATATAAACATGCTCGGATAATTCTGAGGCAAAATTGAAAATAGTAAGGAATATAAATAGTTAGAAAGGAGATGTGATATGTCTATCTCAGCAGTAGAGAAGTGTAGTATTTGTAGGCATGCTTGTAAGTCTGATTTTATTAAGGCTTTTTGTAAGTTTTATCCTAAAGAGGAGTTGCTTGGTTGGAAAGGTCATTTTACAGACCCTAACAATAAGAAGCACGAATCTACCAGTAGAATGTGCGTTGTGTGTCAAGAATACTTTAACTATAGAAATATGCATTGGAAACACGAACCAGAGGGTTGGTATCCAATGTGTAAGAATTGCGTTAAAACAGCCCTATTTATTGATGAAACGGTGCACAAATAGGGGGTACGGGTCAAAGTGGCCGTAAGACCCTACACAAGGCTTATTTCGTGCTTGGCAAAGTGAGGTTTGAGACTTAAGAATGGGCTATAAATCAAGAGGTGGCTGGTCTATACCAGTATGTTTAAGGGATTGTTGTAATAGAGATATAGATTGTGAGGAGTGTTTTAAGTTTAGTTGTTTTGAGCCAAATGTTAAGAGAATGAGTGAAAATGAGGACTTTGGTCGTGCTCAAAATGGTCAAAAACACGGGGTTTAGGAACTAATAAATTCTCAAAAGGTAGATATTGAAGATACTATGGGTATATCCCAACATCAACACGGAATTACGCATACCGTTAGGTATCTCAATACTAACCGCAGTTCTTCGCAATGCGGGTCACGAGGTTAAGTTGTTTGACCCAACTTTTCTCGGAACCTTCAAAACAGACAATGAACTAAGACTTGATGTAAAAACAACTAATTTGACCGATTTGGTCGGAAAGGTAGAAGATGTTGAGCCTCGCACTATGCTTAATGGTGTTATTGCTGACTTTAATCCCGATTTCATTATGGTATCTGTGGTTGAACGTAATTACAATACCGCAAAAACTCTTTTGTCTGGCGTTGACGTGCCTGTACTTTGCGGTGGTATACTTCCAACTATTGCTCCCGATTTTGTCCTTAAAGAAGACTGGGTAGATTATATCTGTGTAGGTGAAGGTGAGGGGTCTGTTCTTTCTTTTTTAGATAAACAAGAAAATCAATACCCTAAACAACTCATAAACATGGATGAAGTACCCTTTCAAGACTGGACAGAATTCGATGAAAGACACCTTTTGAAGCCTTTTATGGGCAAAGTCTATCGTGGTGGAGCGTTTGAGTTTTCGAGAGGTTGTTTTAAGTCCTGTTCTTTCTGCGTAGCTCCCGCAATTCGTAAGAAAATGGAAGGTTTAGGCACTTATCACCGAACTAAATCACCTATTCACGCAATTCAAGAGATAGAAGGCAAAAAATACCAATATAAATTACAAATGATAGCTTTTGGAGATACAGATTTCTTATCTGCTGTTCCAAGATTAGTATTAAGAGAGTTTTTTGAGTTATATGAGAGGTATATAGGGCTTCCGTTTACCATACAGACCTCCGTAGAACAATTATGTGACCCCGAAATATTGGAAATGTTACAAACGGCACAGTGTTGTGCCATAAGTGTAGGAGTTGAGAGTGGCAGTGAAAAAATCCGTAAGAGCGTCATTAAAAAAGCAGTCCCCATTGAAGTCTTCCAAAAAGCCTTTAGGCTGTGCAGGGAAAGAAACCTGCGAATTACCGCCAACTACATGGTCGGATTGCCGAGAGAAACGGAAGAAGATGTCTACGAGACTATTAGACTCAATAAAAAACTTAATCCGCCGAGTATCGCAGTAACCTACTTCACTCCTTTTATGGGAACGGAGTTATATGAATTATGCCTTAGGGAAGGTTTTTACCAACCGTTTCGGGAAAATGTCTACGAGTATCCACCGCTCCGAATGCCCCAGTTATCCCAAGAAAGGATTGTGGAGTTGGTTAAAGAGTTTTCTGACGAATTCAAAAGTTACCAAAAGGACTTCTCTATTGTATAGACAAGAATTTGAGACCAACGGACATAAGTTTATTTTAATAAGCGACAGAGAACCCACCCAAGATGAGTTGTGGAAATTCTGGGAAAGTATATACGACTTCTTTAATGCTAAATCCTAAAGACCTATTACCCTATCACGAAATATGGAAGAACGATATACTCAAGTTTGCCGAGGAGTTCTTTCCTCATTTACTTACAAAACCAAGTGCCCCCTTCCAGAAAGAGATTTACAAGGAGTTAGGTTTAAGGCACAGGTCTTTATGTATAGAGGTTTTCCGTGGGGGCGGTAAGTCAACGATATGTCTGATTATCAAACCCATACACTTTGCACTTTATCATCAGTTAGGTGACATCACCTTAATTTCCAAATCCGAGAGTTTTGTATTAAACGAAATAAATCGTAAGATAAAATACGAATTTGAACAAAACGAAAAACTCCGAAACGTATTTGGAGACCTAACTACGGAGAAGTGGAGTGAAACTTATTTCGTATTAAAACATGGAATAGCTTTTGAGGGTTTAGGTATAGGCGGTCAGTTGAGAGGTGGAAGGCGTGGACTTATAGTCCTCGACGATTTGGAAGACGAGGAAAGTGCTATCTCCGAAGACCAACGTGATAAACTTAAACGACGCATTGGTAAGGAAATAGCCCCAAAGTTATTGCCCGAAGGTGAGATGGTCTACGTGGGCACGCCAGTCCACCAACTATGCTACATACACCAAGTCTATCAAACACCCAACAATGGCTGGACTAAGTTAATGTTCCCGGCCTACAAGGAGGGAAAGCAGGAAGATGGCAAAGAACAATGGAAAGAAATGTATAACCATACCTTCCTACAGGGTGAAAAAAGTAAATGGGGCACAAATTACTTTAGTTCAGAATATCTCTGCAACCCCATTGTGGACGAAAACTGCCCCATCAAAGAAGACCAAATCCGTTACTGGTCGGACTTACCGAAACAGTACTCCTGCGTTATTTCTGTTGACCCCGCTTATTCAGAGGATGCGACGGCGGATTATAAGGTCGCCACGGTAGTAGCAATAGACCAAGCCCAGAACAGATACTTACTTACATACCTACGCACCCACGATACACTTGGTGAATTTCAAGACGGAATAATAAATCTTTTCTTACAACACAAGAACTACTGCACGGGCGTGGGGATACCAAACTCAGGAGTTGAGAAAAGTTTTTTTGATAGTTTTATGAAAAAGTGTGAAGAAAGAAAAACCTACCTACCTGTAATAGAACTAAAGAACGCCTTTACAAGAGCAGGGACTTCTTCAAACGTAAGAAACAAACAGGCAAGAATAACGGCGGCACTACAACCACTATTCCAAAGTGGTAAATATTATATAAGACCAGAGCATTTAGAGGCAAGGGACGAATTACTAACAATCGGGCAAAGTCGTCACGATGACATCGTGGACTGTCTTTGTTATGCAGAACAAGTTTTAATGCCAGTATTTTTTGATATGCAACAAGCAAATGAAAGGTATGACGAGGTTGAAGAGACTAATAGAGGCGAAACTGGCTATGGGGACTAATAATAAACGAAAAAGAAATCTGTTCAAAGAAAATCATACCCCATCTGCAATTGAGAGAAGACATAGGTATAGAAAAAGCATAAAGGGTAAACTTAGTGAAAAAAGATATTTATATAGTAAAAAGGGAAAATTATCTGTCAGCATTAGATGTAAAATATATAGAAAGACGCATCCCGAAAAAGTAGCTCATTATAAAAGAATAAGGCGAGAAAGATTAAAACACATACTAAAAACATTAACTTTTAAAGAATGGGAATTGATATTAAAATTATTTGATTACAGATGTGTATATTGTAACAAAACTGGAAAGTTAACCCTTGACCACGTTATACCAATTTCAAGGGGTGGGGAACACACCAAATATAATGTAGTTCCTGCGTGTAAAAGTTGCAACTCAAAAAAACATAATAAAATGCCGAAGGAGTGGTTAGGTGAAATTTCAAGAGGACAAAATCGATGTTAGGTAAAAAACCGCAGGATACGGACAGGACGAGTGACGAACTGTATAACGAAATAGCGGATGAAGTAACTGAAGCTAAATCTAACACAGAAAACTGGAAACTTAAACACGACAAGTTTTACCGATTGAGATTTCGTGTCAAAAAAAGCAAGACCTTTCCTTTTACGGGTTGTAGTAATTTAAGACTTCCGACAATAGAAACATATATCCGTAAGGCTAAGAGTGCCCTAATAGGTATCTATTCAAACATCAAGCCGAGGATGCAGGTAATCCCCCAAACAGACCAAGACCTAAATAAAGCCAACAAGATAGAAAAATTCTTGGATTACTTGGCGGACTACAAGATGTATCTACTAGAGAAGTTAATCTTGGGTTGTGACAAGATGTTGGAAAAGGGTTTCTTTGTAGCTAAGGTTTGTTGGGCGATGAAAGACCGAACCTACCAAGAAGAATTTAACCTTAAAGACATTCCCATGCAGGAAGCCATGATGTTATTCGATACGAATGTTCCCGATGAGGCAATCGTTCAGCAAGTTGTAAAGAAACTGAACGTGGATATGTCTGAAACCGTAATGGAAGAAAACTTACAATCCATACAAGGGGCGGTAAGGAAAATAAGAAGTGGCAAAGACAACATCAAAGTCACGCTTAAAGACGAACTCTACAACGCACCCGAAGTCTACATCTGTGACCCAGCATCTATATACGTCCCCGCAGACGCAGGAATTGATGTCCAAGAATTGCGTTGGATATGTCACGAATACTACGAACCTATCGAGGTTGTTAAACAAAGGGCGGCAGAAGGGCTATATGACAAAAAAGTCATAGACGATATTATAGACCTAAAAGATGTGGACGATATAGGTAGAGATGCTTGGAAGAACCAAGACGATATATCCGAAACCACCAAAGACCAGCGTGAGGGAATAGACCGAATAAACAACCCATCTCATTTGGTAAAAATATGGGAAGTCTATAAATATTGGAACCCCACAGAAGGTGAACCAGAACAGAAGTGGCAGTTCATATTAGCACCAGAATTTCATAAAATCTTAAAGAAACAAGTCCACCCCTATGACCACCAGAAGTTTCCATTTGTAAGGTTCTCAAGTGAAACCGTGGATGATAGGTGGTTCTCACCCCGAGGCATTCCAGAACACCTTGAAGATTTATCAAAAGAGATAGACGCACAGCATAATCAGAAGTTAGATAACCAGACCATTAGAAATGCTCCTATGTTTAAGTTCCGTTCGGGTGTGGTTAATCCTAAATTGGTCAAGTTTATCCCTGCTCAGGGAATAGCAGTAAGCGGTATGCAACCTTTAGATGACAGCATCAAGCTAATGGACAATGCCAACGCCAATGTTGAGTTCTCATATGAGCGGGAGGAAATGCTGTTAAAGACCGACATCCAAGAATATCTTGGACAGGTTGACTACTCCCTTCAATCTATGATTAACAAGCGTCAACCAAGGACTTTGGGTGAAGTGCAGATGCAAGCCCAGAACGCCAACCAAGTCTTCTCATTAGACGCTTCTATGTGGACTATGAGTTTAAGTGAAGTCTTTACACAGATGCTTGAACTCTGCCAGCAGTATATGCCAGAACGTGTATTCGCTCTCGTCACGGGTCAGGACGACCTTGAACCCATACATATGACCAGAGATGAAATACAGGGAAAATATAACATCGTCTGTAGGGGTAATGACACCAACACAAATCCGTATGTCAAAGCCCAGAAATCACAGATGAGAGTTCAACTCCTAATCAACGAACTTATGTTACAGACGGGCGTAATAACTCCGCCTAACATATACAACATAATTAAAAGATACTTACAGGACGATGGTGAGATTGCGTGGAAAGAACTAATCAGTATGCCTCAACCCCCGCAACAACCTCAGCCACCCCCAGCGGCTACTTTAATCAAACCCAACTACGATGACCTTACAGACGCAGAACAAGCACAGGTATTAGTAAGTGCTGGTGTCCAACCCGACGCTATAGGTCGTGCTATGGAACGCCAAGAGATGATGCGTGAGGATGAGTTTGAAGGTGAGATGAATGTTCACCAAAAGAAAATGGATATAGCAAGTCTACTAATGGAGATGAGAAATGCCAAAGCCAAAGAGCAAATCGAAATGCAAAAAATTAGTGCGTCCAGAAACAAACCAAGAAATCCAAAGCCCGAATGATTTAGAGGCGTTTATAAAGGAAGCAAGCGAGGTCAAACAACTAACCCAATCAGCGGGTTGGGCAATATTAGAAAGAGACCTCATACTATACAGAAACACAGTATCTAAAAGACTTGCCTACATAAACCCCAATAGACCAGAGTTCAAAGAAGCACAGATTCTTTATCAGGCGGCAGATAAAATAATAGGAATGGTAAATGACTACCAAGAGAATAGGGATATAGCCATTGAAACACTCAACAAGATGGAAAATCCTGACCTTGCTGTTGCTATGGACATCGATACCGAATAAGGAGGTGGTTGGTAATGAGTTGCGGAAAGAAATCAAAGAAGGGAAAAAAGCGATAATGGACGAAGGCGTAAAACAGATAGCCGATATTATATACGGAGAGAATGGTAGTGAAGACTACGATACTATGGTAATGACGGGTTCGTCCGTTCTCAATAGATTTCTCACGACAAAGGGTGAAGAGTTTGGAACCTCAATACCAGAAGTCGGACAAAAGGGATATAAAGCCGTTCAAAATAATACTGAAATGTATCAACAGGCAGTAAGCGGTAAGTTCCCAGATGAGGCAAGTGAGGCAAAATATAAACAAGCCCTACAAATAGCCTATGGACTTTATAAGGGAACAATAGAAAAACACCCAGCACAATTTTTCTTCAAAAAAGGAGAAGCATCTGGACTAAGAAAAAAATTAAAATCTCAAGGCAAAGTAGGTATATATGATACCTACAGTTATTGAGTAATTCCCATGGCGGGTTAAAACCAAAGGAGATGTATGGAAGAGAAACAGGATGTAGCGGAAGTCGTCCCCGCAGAAGAAGTCGTTAACGAAGAACAGGTTACGACACCCGTTCAAGAAGAACAAGCCGAGGAGACCCCTTCTACTCAGGAAGTAAAACCAGAGGTAATAAAGGACTCCCGTCCCGTAGAGAACGTGGCTTGGGAAGTAAAGAGGAAGTTGGATGAGACGATACCTATGTTACAACAGGAGATACGGGACTTAAAGACCCATATCACCGAAACTCGTCAACCAGCCCAACCGACATACACTAAGGCTCAGTTACAGGCTTATGCCGCTGACTCTACTACCACAACGGAACAACGTCTTTGGGCGTATACCGAAGTGGATAAAATAGAGAGAACGGACAGAGCAAAAGAATACGAAACCTTAGTAACATCAACCCGACAGAAAACCGAAGCAGATACTCGCAGAGGACAGTCAGCACAGTGGGTAGCACAGAGTTTTCCAGATACAGTCGTTAAAGACCAAATGGGAAACTTCGTGGGTTGGAACAACCAATCACCAGTGTTGGCTAAAATCAACGAGTATATGTCAAGGGATGAAGCACTAAGAAATCATCCAGAAGGGTTTATGATGGCGGCTAAAGCGGCGGCATTTGATTTAGGTATTACTCCGACTTCAAATAAGAAGTTAGACAGAACAATAGGACAACTACGAAAGGAACAAAAGAAACAATTGGCAAGTGTGGGTGGAACCCGTCCTACAGTAACCCCAGAAAGTGTCAAACAGTCGAAGTATGAAAAAATGAAACAAGAATATACTAAGACTGGCAGTAAAGACGTTTTTGCAGAGTTACTGAAGATGAAGGGTCTAAACCCATTTGTCACATAGTTTCCAATAAAATATGGTTCCTCCAATACTGGAGACATATACATCAACCGCTGGTCGTAAGGAAGATATTTTGGACTTAATCACATCGATTTCGCCCGAAGATACTCCATTCCTGTCGAGATTAGGAGTAAGTAAAACTTACGCTGTACACCATGAATGGTTGACCGACGCACTCGTTAATAACGTGAGTGGAAATGCCATAACTGAAGGTGAAAGTGCATTGGCACATCTCCTCACGGATAAGACGAGATACGGGAACTATACCCAGATAAGTGATAGAACCTTCCAAATCACAGGAACAGAAGAAGCAGTATCGCACTACGGTCTTGATTCACAGTATGCTTATCAGCTTGAAAAAGCCATGAAAGAACTGAAAATTAAGATGGAGAGGATACTTCTTGGAAGTTCCGCAACAGCACTTGGAACAACGACTGCTGCGGCAAGAGGTTTGGCTGGTGCATTTAGTTTCGCAATAGAAGTTGGTACTGGTGAGTCAGGTGCGGCAGGAGTAAGTGCTCTTACAGAGAGTATTTACAATAACGCCCTACAGTCACTGTACGGACTTGGTGCGAATCCAAAAACCACGTTTGTCGCTGGTTATTTGAAACGCAGAATATCGGCTTTTGCATCTAATAATGCAAGATATATCGATATGGGTGCTTCAAAGAAACTGACGGGTGTGGTTTCCATTTATGAGAGTGATTTTGGAGTTCAGGAAATCGTTCTTGATAGATGGGTTGCTGGAAGAAATCTTGGCGGAGCATACGCAACCGATACTGGTTCTGCTCTACTGGTAGATATGGACAAATTAAAAGTCGCATATCTCAGAAAGCCATTTACCAACCCGCTTGCGGTGGACGGAGATAGAAAGAGTGTTCAGATACTTACTGAATACACCCTTGAAGCTCTCGCACCTACGCAGTTGGGTTATCTGTCGGCTTTCGCCACAGCGTAACTAACTGGTTTTCGGTAGCTTTCCATAAAAAAGCTACCAACCTTATGACAGACACGTTTAATATGCGGGAAGAAAAACCCGAAGATGTAAGAAGTCTTCTAAAGACCGCCAAAGCACGCCGTGAACAACGCAGGAAGTGGCATCTATTAGGAGAGATATGTGCTGGAAAGACCGTAGATATTACCAAGAATACTGAACTATTTGAAGCCCTGAATAAAGAACGAATGGACTTTGAAGACATAATGAAACTTCACCCAGAGAATGTAAACGAAGCCCTTGAATATGTAAAACAAAGAAAACTTGAACAATGCGGCAAATGGTACAACTCACATAGTCAAGCGTGGTGGGGGGAGAAGGGTGCGATACCAACCTGTGTTTATCATGCCCGCCCGTCAAGTTACTGGCGTGATAACGATTTCGCAATGTTTAACCATTTCTTAAACCTTTACCCAAAATTTCGTATAGCGGAGTATAGAATATGAAAACGACGATTGTCGCAGACCTCGGAATAAATGCTAATGGAAATGTAGAGTTGGCAAAACAAATGATAGACTTAGCGGTAGCTTCAGGAGTTGATGCCATTAAGATGCAGGTATATAACTCAGAGAAGTTGCATGGCGTGAACTCCCCTGTATATAAAGACGCAAAGCGAGGAGAATTCTCTTATGACCATTTCCGTGTTTTGGCGGAGTATTGTCCTATCGATTGGTTTGCATCTGCTTTTGATGATATGGCTGTCGACCTTCTTGAAGATATAGGAGTTAAGCGTCATAAGATAGCAAGTCGTATGTTAACCAACTTTGCTTTGCTTAACAAGATAAATAAAACCAAAAAACCCGTGTTCCTATCAACTGGTAATCACGATACGGGAGCCATAGAAAAGGCATTAAGTATACTTAAAGATTGTAAAGTAACCTTACTATACTGCGTCCCTAAATACCCCACTAAAATACAAGACTTAAACTTTAATAGAATGACTAAATTGGGAGAGTTGTTTAAGGTTCCCATAGGTTTTAGTGACCACTCAACTGGTATCTGGGCAAGCATAGAAGCAGTTAGGCTGGGTGCTACGGTCATAGAAAAGCACTTCACGGTATCAAGAAACCTTGAGGGGTGCGACCAAGTAGCGAGTATGGAGCCATATGAGATGAAAATGCTCGTAAAATCGATTCGTCAGCTGGAGTGCCTCCGTAATGAAATTTAAGAACTACGAGTTAATACCAAATCTCAGAGATAATCTAAAACCCGACTGGAAGGAGATGCTAAATCCTTCTAAGCCAAGAAACATTGTTCCAGATATTTATGCCAATATGCCCTTTCTTTCAAAATCTGAAAAACTCCTACTTAACCTCGACATAAGTTTAGTTGGAAAAGACATACTTGAAGTAGGGTGTGGATATGGTTCTCACGCTTATTTAATGGCTAAATACGAGGGAACGAGGGTTCACGCCATAGATGTTGATGATTATTATGTAAATCAATCTATAGACTTAAATATATGGAACCCCGAAGACATAGAGTTGATGCACAATAAACTCGATGTAGTGCGTCAGGAATTAGGAAAGAAGTTTCCAAAATGTATTGCGGATAAAGTAACCTTTGAAACAGTAGGCATGGAAAGTTATGCAACACCTAACCTACACGACATAATAATCAGCTGGGATGTATTAGAGCATATACTTGATTTACCGTTAGCATTTAACCAAATGGCTAATGCGGTCAAAAAAGACGGTATAGTCATACACGAATATAATCCGTTCTTTTCATTGACTGGTGGTCATTCTTTATGCACCTTGGATTTCCACTTTGGACATTGCCGTTTATCGAAAGAAGATTTTAAGCAATACATAAAAGAACTAAGACCTAACGAAGAAAAGGCGACATTAAACTTCTACAATAAATGCTTAAACAGGGCAACCATATCGGATATTAAGAAATATGCTACGCAGTCTGGTTTTGAGATATTAAAGGTTGGCGGTCATATACCCTTCCCCGCACCAGAGTTAGAAATCAGGGAAGAACTTGAAAAAGATATATTACCAGATGTAATTAAACTATACCCTAATGTCACGGTAGAAGACCTGTTGTGGGATTCAGTCCACATAATCTTGAGGAGATAATGATAAAAATAATAGAAGACTTGTTTCAAATGCCACGCAATATAAACGAATTAGATAAAGCGTTAGAATACATAGATAAAATAATCCCCCTTCAAATATATAGTTTTTTAGAAGGTAAGAAATATTGTTCTTGGATAATCCCCAAGGGCGGTATAAGAGTTGGTGAGCATACCTTAAAGGGTACAACTAAAGAAGAAATCATCATTCCAATACACTTATGCCACGATAAAATGGCAAATGATAACCTATCGGGTGTAGCGGTAGCGATTAGATTAGCCCAGTGGATTAAAAACCATAAATATACCTACAGATTCTTATTTCTGCCTGAAACCATAGGAACCATAGCGTACCTATCAACTTATCAGCGTGATTATAAGTTTGGTATAGTTATTGATAGCGTAGGAGGAGACGGGGAGTTGGTAACGACACTTCCTAAAACACCGTCTTTATTGCCTTATTATGTAAGTGGAAAAACTAATTTATTCTTTAGCGACGAACACCTATGGAGTGGAAACGACGAAAGAACGTTAGAGGGTTTTGATATTTCTTCTATTCAAATCTCCAGAAGTCCCTTTCTCGAATACCATACAAACCACGACACTTCCGACAGGATTGATGAAAAACAACTACAGTCTACTCTTGAGTATGTTAAATCAATTATAGACAAAATAGAAAAAGACTTCGTACCCACACCTAATTTTGCAGGAATACCGTGCTTATCTGCTACGGGATTATGGAAAAAGGAGTATGGAAGCCCCCACACCTTTATGAAGATTGAACGCATATATCACTCCCTAAGATACGAATTAAGTATTGCCCAGATAGCCAAGATGCACGGTTTACCCTTTGACTTTGTTTACCAATTTGTAAACCAGCTCAAGGAGAAGAAACTGTGTTAAGACCAATGGAGGAGAAAGACTTAGAATGGGTGGCGTACGAACGTAATAACCCAGAGTGTCGTAAGTGGTTCAGGCAAAGTGAACTGTTGTCAATTAAACAACAGTTGTTGTGGTTTAATACAACAGATATGCGGTCTTACATAGCCGAAGATGATGACGGACACAGGGTAGGCGTTCTTTCTTTAAGCCACATAGACACCATAGCACGCAAGTGCGAGTTCTCCATAATGATACTTCCAGAGTATCGTAACCGTGGTTACGGTAAGAAAGCACTATGGGAACTCTTACTACACGCATTTTATGACCTTAATATGGAACAGGTATATTCTGATGTATTCGAACATAATCCCGCATTATTAAAGTATGAGAAGTGGGGATTCAAAGAATACGGAAAACTACCCAAATGGTATTATAAAAATGGAGATTATATAGATAGTGTCATAATATCTATAACCAAAGATGAATATTATAATAGCATCAAACAGACCCTTCCCAAATAGAGATGTCCAAAATAATGAACAATTGTCCAATATATTGGACACAGTAAATCCTCAGTATATTCTATTCCCATTCTGGTCATGGAAAGTCCCCAAGGAGATAACCGATAAATACCATTGTATTGGTTTTCATACTGGTAATACTAATGGTGGTAGCCCGATACAAAACCTCATAAAACAAGGGGTGGAAGATACCATAATTAGAGTATTTAAGATGAATGATAAGATTGATGGTGGAGATAATTTAGACGTAATTCAAGTATCGTTATTAGGTAATTTAGAAGAAATTATCATACGAATGACCGATAAAATAGATGGCTATATTCAAACGCATTACAGATAACCATATTTCCGCAGATAATCTAAAAGGATTATTTAACGAAATAAGAATGAGAGACAAAGACGGACAACCACTCTCTTATATAGACTACAACAATTTCCGCATAGAGTTCAGACGAGCCTCACTACGCAGAGATTACCTCGAAGCGGACGTAAGGATATATGTTAGAAAACAAACGGATAATGACGGTTCTGGCACACGAGGATGATGAAACCCTTGGTTGTGGCGGTACGTTAAATAGATTTAACAAACAGAACATATGTTGTGCTATTCCAATAACAAGGATAGAAGAACAACGTAAATCTGCCCTAAAGACACTTGGTATACAGAATAGTATAATGGGGACTTTTGATGATAATCAGTTAGATAAGTACCCCTTATTAGAAATAACCAAATGGGTCAGTAGCTGTATAGATAAATTCAACCCCGAAGTTATCATTACCCACTGTAGGAACTGTACTAACCAAGACCATAGGGTACTTCACGAAGCCTCGGTAATAGCAACGAGACCCCTTAAAAACCACATACAACTTTTAAGTTGTGAGATACCGAGTTCTACGGGTTACCTAAGACCTACAGGGTTTGAACCTAATTACTACATAGAACTAAGTCCAGACAACATATTAGCAAAGATGAAAGCAGTAGAAGAATACGTCACGGAATTAAGGAAGTGTCGCTCCCCAGAAGTAATCTCAGCATTAGCGAGGGTTCGTGGTGCTGAAAGTGGATATGATTACGCAGAGGGATTTATGTTAGAGAGAGGATATGGATAAATCTAAAAGAATATTTGTAGAAATTCATAATCAAAGAGTTTTTGCCACAAATCCCGAAACTAACTTAAAACGAGAAATTCCCGTTCAATTTAATCACGATTTCTGGAGAAACCCCACCAAACACACCCACTTTCTTTCAACTGAAGACTATAAAAAAGGTGCTGAAAGAAGTGAAAAGTTGGTTAGTTTATTCGATAAGTTCTGCTCTAAGGACGACAAGATTTTAGAACTCGGTTGTAATGTGGGAAGAAACCTTGACCACCTATACAGGGCTGGGTATAAGAACTTAGCAGGATTGGATATATGTCGGGAAGCCCTTGAATTAGGTAAGAAGTCTTACCCAGATACGGTAGGAAAGATACCGCTAATATGTTCTTCTATTGAAGACTGTCTTTATTCCAATAAAATCGATTGTGATGTTATCTTTACTATGACCGTGTTAATGCACCTGCATCCTTCGTCTTATTGGGTTTTTGAAAAAATACGCAACTTACCCAAGAAACGTCTTATTTTAGTCGAAGAAGAAGGAATCCTATCCGAAACCGTATTTCCGTATAAGTTTAAGGATATATTTGAAGCCTATGGAATGGAGCAAATACACGAAGAATGTTTAGAAGAAGAAAATATGGTAGGTGACGGTGAAGAAATAAAAATACAATATAGGATATTCAAAAATGGATAAAATAAAGGTCTATTTAAGAAATTTTAACGGTGTAATGGATGGGATATTAAAGAGTGGGGAAATTGATACAGTAGAAGACCCCCGTGACGCACAGGCGATAGTGGTATGGCAGGACACCCGTGGGGAGTATGTAGAACTTGCCAACATAAACAAGAAGTATCTACACAAACCTTTTATAGTGGTTCAGCACGGGGCAGGGGCGACAAGGGACTACGAACACCCAATGAAGTGTCCCCTATTGGCGGATAAGTTCTGTTGCTGGGGACAACACGATTACGAAAGACTTGTGAAGCAGGGGAATGGGGATAAGGGCGTTATAACGGGTTCACCATTACTTAAATACATCAAACCTAAAGAGAAACATACCGATAAAAACATAGTGCTTGTTCCCATAATAACCCTTCACGAAGAACCCGCCAATCTAATCACGTTTTACGAAATGAAAAAGGCGGAAATAGACCACGCCCAACAACATATCTTAAAACATAAAGACGAACTTATAAAAGAATGGAAACCATCAATCCTTAATCCAAAGAATGAGTTGGAAAAAGAATATGCTATTGGATTAGGTAGCATCCCCTATTATGACGTGAATAGGAATTTCAGAGTAATTTCCAAACTTACAACCATACATGATAAGAACCTATATTTAGGTTCTGTATGCGAGACCAGCGTAGCTAGTTCAACACACATAGAAGATTGTGTAAAATTACTGCTACAAACTGATGTCGTAGTCGGTATGGTAGAGAGTACGTTCCAGATGCTTGCTATGGCGATGGACATACCCGTAGTTGTTTGTAGGGAGTGGGAATTTAAGGAATATGGCGGTTTAGACTATACTGAGTGTGACCATATTAAGACCGATGCGGCGGTTTACGCAGAAACCAAAGACCTGCGAAAAGCAATAGAACAGGAACTCTCTAATCCTGAAAGGTTAAAAGAGGAACGAAAGAAGACTGTTCTTAGGGAGTTGGGAGACATAAACTCCGACCCTGATAAGAACATAATAGAAGTTATAAGGAGAGAAGTTAATGGGTAAAGTTTTTATTACCGATGAAGTAAACGATATGGATGTCGCCCAAGTAACACGGGCAAAGAAACTGAAAGTAGAGACGGGAGCGGCAAAGTATAAGATGATGCCGTCTGCCTGTTCTACTGCTTCTGGTGGATATACTATATCAAACGCCAGCTGTTACTTGAAAAAAGTAATCGTTGGTAGAGCACCCCTAGCGGCAGCGGTGTTGTATTTATTTGACACATCCGCACACGGGAATAATAGTGCTGATGGTGCTGGTGCGAGTTCATTAACATCGGCAAATGCGTCTGCGGGTGCTGGTCAATTAGCCTCGTTCGGAATATCTGGAACGAACAGGATAGCGGCACTATACTTTGACGCATCTGGTCAGTTGTCAGGTCAGTCTGGAACAGGAACATATCCGAAGGAGTTTGACTTCAATGTGTTTTGTTCAAGCGGACTTGTTGCTACGGTAGGTGACTGCGGTATCGTAGATGGTGGTGCGGCTGGCGGCTTACAGAACGTAACGTTTGTGTATCAAACATAAATGAAAATAACTTTCGCTGTCCCTAATTCTGGTTGTGCCTATTGGAGAATAAAGCAACCCTGTAATATGATTGCAAAGCAGGAACTTGCCGAAGTCAGGATATTCAATTCCAATATAACACATGAGGAAATGGAAGAATGGATGATGTGGGCTGATGTAACAGTAATGCAGTCATCCATGGGTGTCGAAGTAGTGGCATCGATAGCGAAACTACAATCAATGGGGAAAACGGTGGTAGGGGATTATGACGACTTGTCATTTGCCATATCACCGTTTAACCCCTCTTATAAGACATTAGGACTACACGAAGTAAAAGTAAAACACGACGGTAAGGAAGACTATATTTGGAAAGATGAAAAACAGGGCTTCAGTATAAAAGCCAACTACTTCAGGTATAAGTCCCTGCAGGACATACTAAAGATACTTGACCTTACTACGACTACTGGTCAATTTATAAAATCTAAGTATTCCGAATATAGCAAAAACATAATCATACTGCCCAATTCAATAAACTTTGAACTATTCAAACCATTTCCAAAAGAAGATAGCGGTCAAGTAAGGATAGGTTGGACACCCTCAGATAGCCATTACTCCGAGATATGGATGGTAAAACGGATAATGCGTAAGGTGTTTGATAAATACGGCAATAAAGTCAAGCTCGTAATACTGGGTAATCTATTTGAACTTCAGCAAGAATTTAATACTACCGAAATGGAAAGACACGATTTCATAGGATTAGATATTTACCCTATAAAACTTGCGTCTTTGCAGTTTGATATAGGAATATGTCCGTTAGATGCGATAGAGTTTAACCGAGCAAAAAGCCAACTAAAATGGAGTGAATATGCGGCACTACGAATACCGAGTGTATGTTCCAAACTGGAACCTTATGACTGCGTGGAAGACGGGGTTACTGGGATGTTGGCTGCGACAGAAGATGAGTTCTTTGAGAAGATTTGTCAACTCATAGACTCCAAGGAATTAAGAAAGAAAATAGCGGATAACGCATACGATAAGAATTATGAGGATTTCAATTTAGAAAAAAATGCCATCCTATGGGTGGATGCTTACGAACAAGCGAGAGATAAATCATGCGAAGTGCTGTCATTGGACAAGGGTCAATTGGTAAAAGACACTCCGAAAATCTTACAAACCTCGGACATAAAGTAGTCCCAATAGATATAGGAGACGATTTACCATTTGATGTAGATTGTGCATTTATATGTACGCCCACGCAGTATCATTGTGAACAAGCATACGAGTACCTAAGCAGAAATATACCCACTTTCATAGAAAAACCCCTTGGTCATAACTACAACGAATTGACCAAATTCATACAATCCCTTGCTTCAAACACTACAATAAATATGGTGGGTTGTAATATGAGATTTCACCCAGCTATCCGTGATGCTAAGGATTTAGTTCAAAAACACAAAGCTATATTCGCAAGGGCTGAGTACGGATACTACCTACCCTTCTGGCGTAAAGGCGACTACACCAAAAGCTACTCCGCAGGAATAGACGGGGGGATAATATTAGACGATATTCACGAGGTAGACTATTTATACTGGCTGTTCGGAAATATTATAGATTTAAAAACGGTGTATGGGAAAGTAAGCGACCTCGAAATAAAACAAGAAGACATAGCCGAAACAAGCATACTATTCGAGAACGGAGTATCGGCAAGCGTCCATCAAGACTACCTTTGTAAGAACTACCACAGGACTTTAGAGATACACTTTGCACACGAAAGAGTTAAGTTTGACCTGCCCGTTACCAACCTTGCCTATAAACACCAAATAAAATACTTCATGGAATGTATACAGAATAAAAAACAACCTATGAATGGAATAGGGGAGGCGTTTTATGTGCTTACAGCAGTGCTTAGTGCTAAGGAAAACTCTCGCAATAATTCAGGCTCGTCTAACGAGCACCAGACTACCACGGAAAGTCCTAATGGACATAGGTGGGAAGACTATGCTAGAGAGAGTTATAGAGAGAACCTTACAGTCTAAAGTAGATAAAGTAGTTGTTGCCGCACCCCACGACCTTGGAATAACATTAGATGTCCCTACGTTCATAGGTGACGAGCACGATGTACTTAAACGCTATTACGACTGTGCGGCATTTTTTGATGCTGATATTATAGTAAGAATTACATCAGACTGCCCACTTATAGCCCCAGATACTATAAACTACGCACTTGAATATTATAAATCACATGATTATCCGTATGTTTATTTCGCACCCGTAGACGGTTTAGATGTAGAAGTATTCAGTTTTAAGTTATTAGAAGAAGCAAATAAAACAGCAACTTCAAAAGAAGACAGAGAACACGTTACACCCTATATGAAAAGAAAAACAAAAATGAGTGTGGATAACACAGAAGACTTGGAAAGGGTAAGAAAAATATGGAATGGCAGGGAAAGAATGTTTTAATTACTGGTGGAACGGGTAGTTTTGGCTCTGCATTTTTGCCACATTTAATAGCAAAAAAACCAAGAGCTATTCGTATTTATTCTCGTGATGAGCACAAACAATCTATATTATTAAATCAGTATGGTGGTGTTGGAAAAGGTCGCTCTGATATAAATATAAGTGGTCTTATTGGAGATGTGAGGGACAAGGATAGATTACAAAGGGCGTGCGAAGACATTCAGGTAATAATTCACGCATGTGCCCTTAAGCAAGTCCAAAGTTGCGAATACAACCCATTAGAGACCATTAAAACGAATGTTATGGGGTCTATGAACATCATAGATGCCGCCCTTGACAACAATGTAGAGAAAGTCCTTGCCATAAGCACGGATAAGGCAGTAAGTCCCCTAAACCTCTATGGTGCGTCTAAGATGTGTATGGAACGCCTAATGACCACCGCTAACTCATACCGTGGCACTCGTAAGCAAACCAAGTTCTGCTCTACCCGATACGGTAATGTGGCAGATAGTAGGGGAACGATAGTTCCTATCTGGCGTGAGATGATAAGAAAAAAAGAAGCCCTGCCAATAACAAATGTAAAAGCCACAAGATTTTGGATACCAATGAAAGAAGCCAATAAGTTCGTAATGGACTGTATAGAACTTATGGACTATATGGATGGCGGAGAGATATTCGTTCCTAAGATAGCGAGTGTCAATGTAATGGATGTCTACCAAGCCCTAACAGATGGGATGAGCCAATTCACCGTAATAGGGGATAGGATTGGAGATAAACTCCACGAAGTCCTAATATCGAAAGAAGAAGCAACTCATACCGTGGACATCGGAGATAAATATATAATTTATCCCGAAGAACCACATTATTCTTATAGAAAACCGAAAGGATACTCAATTGCCTACCAAAGTGGCTATTCGTCGGACATTAACGAGCAAAAACTATCCGTCTCTCAAATCAAAACTACTCTGGAACAAAACTAAAAAACTTATAAGTGGGGGGGTTCAAACACTATCTAAACAACCAAATAAGTTTATAGAAGGACAATACCCTCTATACTTAGAAAAGGGGAGTGGTTGTTATGTTCAGGATAACCAAGGACAGAATTATATAGATTATCCCTGTGGGTTAGGTGCTATTTTACTTGGCTATTCTTACGATGAAGTAAACGAGGCGATTGAAGAACAATTGGGAAAAGGTTGTTTGTTCACGTTACCCAACAAACTCGAAACGGAACTTGCTTGTAGGTTAAATAAACTAATCCCCTGTGCCGAGCAGATGCGTTTCCTAAAGACAGGAAGCGAGGCAACGAGTGCGGCGGTTAGAATTGCACGAAGTTATACCGGAAAAGACCATGTGGCAATATGTGGCTATCATGGTTGGCATGATTGGTTTACTATTTCTACCCCTAAAAACCAAGGTATCCCAGCATTTTTAAAGGATTTTACACATAAGTTTGAGTATAATAATTTAGACAGTCTACATAAAATATTAGACTATAACTGTGTAGGAACGGTTATACTTGAACCCTATATATACGACGCACCCAAAGATAACTTCCTAAAGAAAGTAATCAAGTTAGCTCATAAGCACGGGGCAGTAGTTATCTTTGACGAAGTAGTTACGGGTTTCAGAACACAAGGCTATTCTGCCCAAAAGATGTTTGGAGTAACCCCTGATTTAGCATGTTTCGGTAAGGCAATGGCTAATGGTCTTCCGATTTCAGTAGTCTGTGGCAAGAAGAAGATAATGAGTGTTTTAGAGGGTGATACATTCGTATCCTCAACATTCGGAGGCGAACTCCTATCAATCGCAAGTGCCCTAAAAACCATAGAAATACTTGAAAGAGATAAGGTTCTTGACCATATTGACCTAATGGGTCGTAAACTTCAAGATGGATATAATTTTATAGCAAGCACATTAGGCATAGAAACAAGTTGTATAGGCTATCCCAATAGGACGATGTTTATGTTTCCTACGGGAGAACACAAAAGCCTTTTCTGGCAAGAGTGTATTAAACGAGGCGTGTTATTCGGATATGCCCAATTTATAAACTACTCTCACAAATCAGAAGAAATAAACTACACACTACAAGTAATAAAAGAAGCACTGGTTGTCTGTAAGAATAACTGGTCAAACCCAGAGAAGGCAATAGTCGGTAAAAAAGCCGAACAAGTCTTTCGTCTGGTAACTACGAAGAAGGGGCAATGAGCACATCATTTAGCACGCTTAAAAATAACGTAGGTGCGAGAGTTGGAGATACGTCCAGCGTTTTCGCAACTATTATCGGCACCTATATCAACCAAAGATATAAGGACATATTAAGAAGAACTAACTGGAAAGCAATAAACTATGATTATGTATTAAGTGCTACGAGTGCTTCTACAAGTTACAAACTTCCTTCTACTTTTGGAAAAGAACTATATGTTTATGACCAAGTTCAGTTAATAGACATACCCTACATAGGATTAGAAACGCTTGAGCAGGAATACCAAAGCCAGAAGAACAATAGCGGTACCGTAGAGGGCTATTCAATCTTTGATTCAGTTGACGACATAACCGCCGCCTCTGCCGTAACAAGAGAAAAAAGGATTAAATTCTGGCGTGGCATAGGTGCTTCGGCTACCTTTGAAATCCCTCACACTCTTAATGCTTTGGCGATGAGTGCCTCTACCGAAATCCCAATATTTGACTGCGAGAGAGCCATAGAGTTTGGTGCTACCTGCGATGCTTGGTTATATAAAAGACAATTTAATAAAGCAACCGCCTACGAACAACTATATGAAAAAGAAATACAGAACCTAATGTGGTCAGAAAACAACAACCCCAATCAGATGCCATCAATGAACCCAATTGCACTGAATCGAGATGAGGGTATATAAATGCCAAGTGATGATACCCTTTTATTTAAAACAATAAGAGACATATCGGGGGGATTAAATACCCGTCAGAATGCGTCTATCTTACAAGATAACCAGATGACCGTTCTTTACAACGTGGACATTGGTATTGCTGGTGAGTCAAGCAAGCGTAGGGGGTCTGTTAGGGCGGGAACTGCCGATGTTTCAAATGCGGATATAGTTTGTTTACATACTTATATGAGACAGGGCTATTCTGATAGTTTACTTTGTTACGAAGATACTAATGTAAAAGAGTGGACGGGTTCAGGAGCATGGTCTGCGGCAATTAAGGCAGATTTTACTGCCGCACAAACCGATGTAGGAATTATAAGTGCCAAAGAAAAGAGTCTTGTTCCAGATGATATAGTTATAGTAAGCAACGGAACTGACGCACCTTTTAGACTTCATAAAGATTCTGGTGGAGTATGGGCGGAACAGAGTTTAGGTGTGGGTGCTACCTCACCCCCGAAATCAACAGTAATGGCGTGGTTTGGTAATAGGGTTTGGTTTCTTAAAAACGATTTGTTATATTTTTCAGATGCCTACGATGATGATTACGCAACTTCCTTTACTTCAACCAATGCTTATCGTGTTCCAGTAGGAACCGAAAGAAAACTTCTTCCCACAAGGGATATGGGTCTGATAGTAATGGGTGAAGAAGCCGTGTGGAGTCTTGTTCCTACGACTGCTGGATATGCCGACCCTACGGCGGTTCAACCCGAACCCATACTTTTAGATATAGGTATTGCCTCTAAAAAGGGTGCGGTGGTTGGGGCGGATGATATTTACTTTTTTGCTCACGATGGATTAAGGGGATTAAAGAGAACTCAACAGGACAAATTACAATCAGGTCAATCCTATCCCATATCTTATAGACTTAAAGATGAATTTGAAAGAATATCTTGGGCTAACATAGCAAATCTTTCAATGCTTTATTGGGATAACAAAATAATCGTAAGTGTTCCTACAAGTGCTACTGCCTATGATACTTGGATATATTATCCAGCCATAGATAGTTTTTTTATAATAACAGGTTGGAAACCATTATGCTGGGAGAAATTCAGAGTAGATAATAAAGAAAACTCCTACTACGGGATGGATAGTGACGGAATAGTTTATCAGGCGTTTACTGGATATACGGACGAAGGAACATCTAATACCAACGGAACAGCCATAACCTACCAAGAAGAAGGTAAGGAAGAAACCCTCGGTCAACCCCTCGTAAAAAAGAACGGCGGAGAGATAGAGATAAAGGCTTCCGCTACGGGAGATTATGACCTCGCAATATCTATCTCGATAGATGGTTCTGACTATCAGTCATTGGGGACGATTAACCTAAAGAGTGGTGCTGTCGACATCTCTGGCACGGTTACACTACCCTTCACCCTTACCGAACTGGATATAGTAGCAAAGAAATTTCACTTGGATTCCTATGGTGCATGGAAAACAATTAGATTAAAAATAGTTCATAATGCCACAAATGGCAGTGATGATATAAAAATATTTGAAAGAAGCATAATGGCATATCAAGAAGAATATGAAAGCGAGGATTAGTTGGCAACTCTTACACAAAATCAAACTTTTACCACGACTGTAACTGCGGCTCAATTAAATGATATAGCAGGAACAGCTACGGTTACAAATATAGCAAATACAGACATAGCGGCGGCAGCTGATATAGCGGATACTAAACTCGCCACAATCTCTACTGCTGGTAAGGTAAATCTTACGGCACTCGTAGCAACGGGTCAGGCAACGGGAGATATACTATACTATTCTGGGACTGCGTGGGTATTATTGCCCGCAGGTGCGGCAGGAAAATTCCTTATTATGGGTGCTTCTATCCCAGCATGGACAACACACCCATAGGAGATATATGATAGTTACTCAAAACGAAAAATTCAAAAGAGGCGACTCGGTAACTGCGGCTAAACTAAACAACATAGTTACTACGGCTACTATTTCAAATGTAAGAGATGCTGATATAGTCGCTGTCGCTGGTATCCCAGATACAAAGTTAGGAACTATAACTACAGCCAATAAAGTAAATACTACCGCACTTACGGTAACAAGTGAAACAACTGGAGATATAATCTACGCCAATACCACTACGACGTGGGCGAGACTAGCAAAAGGTACGGCTGGGACTGCGTTAAGTTTACAACACGATACTTATAATAAGTTAATGCTACACGGAGATGGGGTAGATTTAACGACAGTTACAACAGGTTGGGATGACAATGTAAGTGCCAAGACAGTTACCAATACCGCCGCTTATGATACCTATACCAAACTCTGTTCTCACTTTGACGGAGCGAATGGAGCAACAGCCTATACCGACCCCATAGCAGGGGCATATACATTTGTAAGTGGTGCTAAACTCTCAACAGCCCAGAAGAAATGGACTTCATCTTTATTACTTAATGGCTCAAGTGATTATGTAACCTTACCTGATAGTGCGGATTGGGATTTCGGAACAGGGGATTTTACAATAGACTGCTGGATATATATCAATACATTAGGTAACCATTTTCATGGTATATGCGGTCAAAATGTAGACATAAACCATAATTGGCGATTCGGGGTTCATAGTAACGGAGCTATACGTTTGGATTATATTGATGGTGGGTCGGCGATAGCCGCTTTTGCTACTGGAACCATAGCTGCTGGTGCTTGGACGCATATCGTTGCGGTCAGAAGCAGCGGCGTTATCAAAATATATCAAGATGGGGTTTACAAGACAACAACAGACAATATCAATACTACTAATATGTCCGATTTTGCCGTAACTTTGAGCGTTGGTATGATGGGGGAGGGGGTAAATAATTATTATTTAGACGGCTACATAGACGAACTCCGTATCTCTAAGGGCATTGCCCGATGGACTACTGACTTCGCCTATCCCGTTGCCCCATATGGTCAAGTAGTCATATCTACAAATAAACAGCAGTTTGGCACAGGGAGTTTGTTATTTGATGGCTCTGGGAGTTATTTAAGCTTAGCGGATAGTGCGGATTGGGATTTTGATGATGCGGCATTTTCTATTGATTGTCAGGTTTACTTTAATGTCATAGGCAAGATACAGGTTATATGTGGTCAATATGAGGACGCAAATAATTATTGGTTTGTGGAAATAGATGCCGCAAATAAACTTCATCTTAAATTTGTAGATGGTTCGGCTTCAAAGGGTGATTATATAATGGCAAGTGCGTGGAGTGGTCTTGCTATTAGTACTTGGTATCACTTGGCGTTTGTAAGGTCAACAACCGCCGCAAAGATATATATAAACGGAGTATCACAAACCCTAACTGAAACAACCGCATTTGGAACTAATGATGTGGGAGATATGGTAGCGGCATTACTTGTGGGACAGCAAAACTCCATAAGCCACTTTGACGGTTACATAGACGAACTAAGAATATCTAAAGGTGTGGCGAGGTGGACGGCGGACTTCACCGCTCCTACTAAAGCATACACACCATTACCATATTGGGTAGCACCTTAAAAGGAGGATTATGTTTCAGTTATTAGGTAGTTTAATATCAGGTGTTATTTACTCTGTGGCTGGGTGGAAATGGAGCTGGATGAGGTCTTATCTTATCTGTCCTTTAATTTTTATCCTAATGATATTTTCTGTAGGATTTACATCATCGCTGTTGTATCCAATTCTATTAAGTCTTTCGTGGCTTATAGGTTATGGATATAACTCGCCCCTACAGAAGTTCTTTAGGAAACTCGGACTACCTGACTTCCCAAACAAAATAATAACCAGACTAATAAACGGATTAGTTATTGCTGGAAGTGCCGTAGTAATTCAAGGGTTTTCTTTCTGGTTCTGGGTTAATTTTATTTTATTCGTGCCTTTGTATGTTTGGTTAGGTGCGTTTAATCCCTGTAAGAACTGGCTTAAAATTGAAGCGGCTCGCTGGGAAGAATTCTTTATCGGTGCGACTTCGGTTCTAATTCCTTTCTATATGATATGGTAGTCGCCCATTATAGGGATGATGGATTTTGTGATTCTTGGGCTGAATATTATATCGTCAATCAAGACGGGAGTTTTAACGAACAAGGTATATATGCTTTCGTAAGGGAATTATGGATACACCCCACAGCAAAACAAATGAAAGTTGAATTTATAAAACAAGAACACATAAAATATCCTCAAGTGAAGTGGTTATATTTTGAACGCAGAAAACATAATAGAATAAGAATTTATCCAATAGAGTGGTTGTATAAAAGGAGGAAGTTTTAATGGGAAGTGGCGGCGGACAATCAGCACCTACACCCCCACCTGCTCCAACAGCAACGAGCAGTATGGCGGACTGGGTTCAGAACTATCCAGAAGTTTTTAGAATGCAACAACAGTATGCACCACAAGAAGCGGCACAACAAGTAGCGTTAGCACAGCAATACGCCCAGCCTCTCGCACAGGCTTATAAGAGTGCCCAAGAGACAATGTATCCCCAAGAGACCGCTATGACCAGCACCCTTAATCAACAGGCACAAGAGGGTATGACAAGCGAAGTCCCGCAGTGGATGAGAGATGAATACCTTTCAGGTGTGAACTCTAACTTAGGGACAAACGTAGGCTCTCCGCTTGGTGCTGATTATGTTTCAAGAGGATTGATGCAACAGAAGCAAGGATGGGGCGACTATTATCGTAATATGGGATTGTCAATAACTGGTAGACAGCCCATAGCAACTGCACAAGCACCTCAATATACTAATCAGATGCAAGGTTATACCCCACAAGGAGTGGGACAATTTAACCAACAGGGCTACGGAACAGCCGCAGGAATATATGGAAACCAAGCAAATAACTATACATCTATGCAACAGTATAACCCTTGGATGAACGTGGCTGGAAGTTTGGCAGGTGGAATTGGTGGGGGATTAACAAGTAAGTGGATGTATGGGGGTAAATAAGAATGGCTAATTGGGGAGAAAGTTTCGGAGAATCATTCAACCAAGGAATGAAACTTGGTTTTGAAAAGTGGAAACAACAGCAAGAGAATGACCCTACTGTAATTGCTAACAAAGCAAAAGCAACCATGCAGGGTTATCTACAGGCACAGCAAGTAATTGGTGGGGATAACACAACCGCAGACCCTAATGCGGAGGATTTTAAATCTAAAATATTCAAAGATTGGGGTATACCAGAAAAAGACTTGGACAAATATGACATTACCCCAAAACTTACCATATTTAAGGGTATGCCACAAAAGACATTTGTTCCTACTCCCAAGACTGGACAAAAGGTAAAAGTTCCAGCGAGACAGCTTGAATTATTGCAAGATACTATTGATATTGTAAATGGTATGGATAATCTCTCGAAAGAATTGGGTGTTGAGGGTTACAAAATTGGTGCAGGAAGTCCTCGTTTTTGGAAGGGCGGTATAGGTAATATTTCAATGTATTTAAAGGGGTCGGATAAAGAAAGTTCCTTTAAGGCGGCTACGGATAGATATTTTCAAAAATACAGAAAAATCACTACGGGTGTTCAGGCAGGTTATCCTGAATTACAATGGCTCTCTGCCGATGTACCCTCTACAGACATAGACAGACCAGACCAGTTTATTAGTAAAGCTAAAATGGTCAGGGAAACAAATCTCGAAAACGCCAAGAATATGTTAGAGACATTAAAAAGTGCTGGTTACAATGTTGAGAACTTTGAAAAACAATTAAATAAACTGGGTGGAGTAGCGGAAGTTCCTAAAGAATTACAACCAATGGTTGATTCATATATGAAGAAATATCCCAATCGTTCCCAAGAAGAAATAGTCAAAGCAATGCAGAAAAAGGGACTACTTAAATGAGTGGTAAGTTAGATGAGTTAGAATTTGAAAATCCAGAACTTGAGTTTGACACTCCTGAATTAGATTTTGGTAGTGCTACTAAGGTTGCTCCACAGCCTGAACGGGGCGGAATCGGTGGTTTTCTAAACGATGCCTTTAATCGTGTTCCTGCTGGAATAAGGTCTACCCTTGGTGGTAAGGGGTATATGGCTGGCTATAACGAACCCCAGAATGTTCCGTCTATACAGAATACTATGCTTGACAAGTATTATGGAATGGTCGGACAGCAAGCACAGAAAATGCCAGACAGGTTTCAACAGCAAGCCCATATAGGCGTATCCTCTTTGGGTGGTTTGGGTATTTCTGCTATTGGATACGGTGCTGATATTGTAACTAATCCCGCAGAATTGTTAACAATACTCGGTAGTGGTAAAGCACTAAAGATGATTGCACCAACCCCTGTTGGTAAAGCATTGGGGAGATTTCTTAATAAGCCAAGAAAGTTTCTAAAATTTGGTAGAGATGCTGTATTAGATACTGCTACTAAGGGAGTTGCTGGAATAAATAAACTGGATGATATTGCTGGACAAAAATACGAAAAATCTCTATTAAGTATCAAAGGAAAAACTGATAAACTTAAACCCATATCTGACGCAATAATAGAAACCAAAGCAACCTTCCCCGATGAAACATTTCCAATGCTAACAAAGGTTGAAGATAGATTAGCCGCAACTAACTCATTAGACGCAGTAGAACTTAGGAACCTAAAACAAGAGATTAAGAGGGTTATACCTAAAGGAGTATTTAAGGGTGTTGCGGATGCTACTCCACAGCAAGCGTATCAACTTCGTGTCTATAATGCAATAGACGATGCGTTGGTAGATTTGGGTGGAGATAAGTATGTTGGAATGAAAAAAGATTATAGCGATTGGAAAACCATAGCAGGGGACTCTTATAAAGCATTAACCGAGGGTGGAAGACCAAGTGATACAAGATTAAGAAACTGGTTCGGTTATGGACTTCCTCGCAGAGAGTTTAAGGCACTTGAAAAAGCAAGTGGTATGTTACCACCCAAAGAACAGTTTATGCAAGATTTCTTGGCGTGGAAAAGAGGACAAACCGCTAAGGGTGCGGCGGCTGGTATAGGAACCTATATGCTCTATAGAAAATTATCTGGTGGTCGTTAAAAGGTTCCCCTGCAAAAACTCACCAATAAATATAAAACTAAAATTCCCAGTAATCCTGCGTAGATAATATCCATAGTTAAACTATACCACAAGAAAGCGAATAATGCAAGACCTACTACAGTCAGCGATAACAAAGATACGCACGAAGATTTCTCCCAATATTCAGTCTAAGGGTGTCTTTATTCCCGAAGAAGAATATCGTAGTCTTTGTCCTATGTTGGATATATTCGACGATGCCGACGAGGATGAGTTAACTAGGACTAAGTTTATCTATGAATTCTTGGGCGAAAACCCTAAAGACAAACTCCTTTCTATATATACAAAATTAGGACAAACCCCTCCTAATGAAAGAAAAATAGACAGAGTATATAGATACTGTAGGCTCCAAGAACAATCTAACAAAGCACTAACAAGATACGAACAACTACAGGGTGATATAAATGCGATTAGCAGTAATAGATGAGAATGACCAATCAATAGTAGAATACTCCGAAGAAGTCTTCCTAAAGCTACTAATCAAATATCACGAAGTCCATAAGAATATAGAAAAAGCATTTAACCAACTATCCCAAGATTTAAGAGATAAGGTAAATAACAGATGAAAGAGATAGGTCGTGGAGTAGTACTATATAACAAGGTAATGACCTTGGCTGATACCGAATACTCTCAAACCCTACCAGAGGGGACGGTCAAGATTTTAATTCAGAATAGGGGATTATACGATACTAAGGTTAGTTTTGCTTCAAGTACAAGCGGAACTAACTATATGACTATAAGGTCTAATGCAGTATATTATGAGGATATGATAAATATGTCGAGGACTTTGTATTTTCAATGTCCATCAGCGGCTCAAACATTAGAAATAATAGTGTGGGTAAAATAAAATGCCAATTAGATTAGGAACAACTCCAGAAACCGACCCTCTTGCTTGGCTTAAAGCCACCGCCCAAACAGGTCTTACAGGCGATAAAACAGGAATATTTAATATTGATACAGGTACAGGCACGGGGACATTCGGCTCAGTAGTAATACCTACAGTCTTTACCGCAATGACTGAACCATCTGGATTTGTGGATAGAACTGCAACATTAAGTTTCGTAGACGCTACAAGAGTGTTTACCATCACAGGCAATCACGATATTTATATCAATGGAGTTAAGACTTCCAAGACTACCACTTCAATTACAATAGATGATGCAACGGGAATGAATTGGGTTTACTATAATGCCTCTGGAGTTCTTTCACAGGCAACTTCTATTCCCTCGTTTGCGTTGCCTTTAATAGCCACAGTCTATTATAACACGGTGACTGATAAGGGTCTTT